TTTAACTCTCCTTCAACTGGAGTGATTTCATTTTTCGGAGTCAGTGGGAGCAATAACGAAAACTTAACAATAAACACAGAAGCAGTTGCCAATGAAGTTAAATTTTCATCAACTTCAGGAGCAGATCTGTTTCTTGATTTTAATCTACAAAGACAAATACCTATACCAATTGCCAACTTAAGGAAAGGATCAACGGCACCCACCGAAGTTTTAAGGGGGACAACTCCATCGGTTCCAGCTTTAAATTTTTCAAGCACAGCAGAGTTAGTGAGTACAGCTTTCACAATTCCTGAAAATTATGCTGGTGGTGATGTTACGATCCATCTTAAGTGGGCATTGTCTCAGGTGCAAGTAAACTCGGATACTCTTGATGTGACTATGGATTACATAACCGTTGCTACCTTTGATAACATACTTAAAACATCTACACAATTAGCTGAAAATGTAGTAGTAGCAAATCCAAAACTCGCTATAGGTGATGTTTATGAAATGGCTTTTACTTTAGGACAATTTACAGCGGCAAACACTATAGGCGCAGGAAAGAAAATAATATTTGAAATTCATTTAACAAATACTACAGGTGTAGCTCAGGCGGATTTAATAGAAGCCCACGCCGAATATACAACAAGGAATTAAAATGGCACCATTTACAGAGGCAGAGCAACTGATTTATGAAGAGTGGGTGATGGAGGAAGTTATTAAAGAATCCTCCAAAACTGGGCAAGCTGTTACTGAAATATTTTTAGGATTGTGGTTAAAAGATAATGTTCATCTTATTTGCGAAAAATACACAGAAATAAAAGGGGGCTAAGGTGGAAACAGACATTTTAATTTTGGTCGTCGGAGGCATTGCTACAACAACCTTAGGCATAAATGCTTTCTTTCTAAGAGGAATTTTTAAAGACTTGGGAGATGTTAAAATAAACATAGCTAAAATTTTTGAAAGATCAAAAGCAAAAGAAAAAAGAATTTCAGATAATGAGGAAGATATAAAAGAAATATTTAAAAGATTAAATAGCTTGGAGAAAGAAAAATGAGTTATACAACTATCGCACAAGTAAAAAGTTTATTTAGAGACTTCGCAGATAATTCTGAGGCAGCAGTTGTTGATGCTGAAATCACAGAATTTTTAAATGAGACTGCGGCAATGATTGACGCCAAATTATCATCTCTTTACACTTTACCCTTTTCAGATGCTAGCACACTTTTAATCCTAGGTAAAATAGAGAAGTTTCTTGTCGCAGGGGTTGTTGATGATATTTTAAACAACTATTCTGAAGCCGATAAAAAACCTGAATGGGCCAAAAGAGGCCATGCTCTTTTAACTGAGCTTTGTCCTAAGAAAAATAAAGATGGAGTTCAGCCAGAGCCAACTATGAAACTTCCTGGGGAAGTATACTTAGGAACTTCCAGACAGAAAAATAGAATAAAAGTTTCCTCTACTACTGGAGCTATATTTCAGAAAGGTCAGGACAATTGGTAAAGAAAAGATCATCGGCTTTTGATTGGTCGATAGAAAATTCAGAAGTCTTCCAAAAGAAATTAGATGCTCTTGGTAAACAGACTGCGGATTTTAGAATACCTTTTAAATTAATTTCTTCTGACTTCTATAAAAGTCAGAAGCAGTTATTTGGGCTTAAGTCTAAGGGCCTATACGAAGATTTGAAGCCGCGTACAAAAGCTTTCAAGCTTAGGCACGTGGGATTTGTTTATCCCATTCTAAAGCTGACTGGGGACTTAGCAGATTCTACCTTAAGTCCTACTGCTAGATATGCTTTACATTTTATTGGTAGACAAGAATTAACTATTGGAACAAGTATCCCTTACGGAAAATATCACCAGTCAGATAAACCAAGAGATACTATACCCCAAAGAAAGTTTGTTTTTATTACAGGCGGGAAAGGAGACCGGTCTAAAGATTCAGGAATTAATGGACGAAGAGAACGCTGGACAAGTATTATTCAAGACCACATCACACAACTTATAACTGGACGGGTACTTTAATGATTTATGATGAAGAACTAATGCTAAAAGATATTGAAATTTTATTTCAAGCAAAACTTCCTGCGGAGATAACAGCAATCAACACTGAAAAAGCTGATGCTTTAGTCTTGGATTTAATTCCAAATGATAAATACATTTTTGAAACTTTAGATAGCAGGATATTAAATTATAGAGGATTCTTTATAATGTACGGTTTAAAAGATACACCGGTTAGAGAAACTAATACAGAAACTTTTTTAGAAGAAGTAGAAATCACTTTTCAAATTGCAACATTTGATAAGGGCGAAAAAGAAAGAAAAAATACTTTATACAAGTTATTAAGATACAGAAGAGCATTGAAAGCGGTTATCCTAAAAAATCCTGATGTATTTCGGGGTTATGCTAAGCCGCTTATGAAAAGCCTCAAGCCTGATGCTTTTCCGTATGATAATAAGAATATAATTCTAACAGTAGGTATTGACATCAAAGCCTCAGTTACTGCCAGCTAAAGGAAGGAAAGAATGCGAAAAGAAAAAGAAGAAAAAGAAGAAAAACCGAGGGAAGTAAAAAAGAAAAAATCTAAGTTGATTATTCCTAAAAAAGATTTTAACTTTTCTTTTAATAGAAAAGATTACGAGCTTAAAAAAGGGAAAGAAATTGAAATAGATTTAATCTTTTTACCAAACTTAAAAACAGAACAAGTTATTTAACTTAGGAGAATAAAATGTATAATCGAATTAATTACGGTATTCATTCAATTTGTCCTTTTAGAATTACTGATGGTTTACCATACGGAATTCTAAAAGTGCTTGGCGGTGGAACCATGACTTTATCTTCAGAATTTGAAGAATTATTTGGAGGCTCAAATAAATTTGCATGGGCCGTTGAAGCGAAAACTATTTCTAGTGAATGGACGGCTTCAGTAAAAAGTTTACCAGACTTTATGTTTGAGTTATTTTTAGGGGCAACAGTTGTTACAACCGCAGCTTCAGCAGCAGGTACCGTAGACGGCTTTGCTAATGTTTTAGATTCTGTTAGTGTTCCAGTTTTACAAGCTACAACAGGAATTGCTACGGTGACAGCAAAATCTGGTGGAACTTCAGATCTTAAAGACGGTGTTTATATTATTAAATGTGTTACCCCTACGACTGTTGACGTCTATGGATTGACTGACATTGAGTATAGCAAACTTGGCGCTGCTAATACTTTGACACTTTTAGAGAGTCAAAAGATTACAGCATCACCTTTAACAATTGTTGCTTCAACAGCAACTGAGATTGTTGGACTTGGTGTAGAAATGACTGGAGGCTCAGGAACAATAGGAATGACGGCTGATGATACTGCAAGATTTCATATCAATTCTGCGCATGATGGTGTTTCTGAAATTTCTATCGGTTCTAGCTCAACAATTTTCCCAGAGCATAGACAACTTTGTCTTGGGCAAAAAAGAGCGGACGGTTCTGTTTTTGAAATGGAACTTTTTAAAGTGGTTGGAAGTGGAATGCCTATTCCTTTTGAAGAGCAAACTTTTTCAATCCCAGAATTATCTATGAAATTGGTTCAAGATAGTACAGAAGATAAAGTCGCGGTAATTAGAGCTAAAAAAGGCGTCTAATTATTAGGATGATTATCAGATGTTTTTATTAGGGTGGGATTTAGGTCTCACCCTTCTTTTTTATCTTTTTCAAAATCTTCTTTACTTGGAACAAAATTCAAAGAGGCGAAAAGAATATACTCTGAAAGATTTCCCTCAGTATAAATATTGGCCTTTTGTTGAACTCTATTCTTTTCTGAAGGTTTACATCTAAGTTCCATTCTGACTGTTTTATATTTCTCATTTTTTTTCAAACGCATAGACTCTCCGGTTAAGTACGCACTGATTACCCGTACTTAATAATGGTATCAAAGTTTTAACATAAAGCGTACTATTTATTTATGGGTTACCAACTAAACGAGCTGAGGCCAGCTAAAATACTTTTGAATATTGACGGGCGAGATTTTACTATCTCTTTGGTGACTCTTTCTCTCGAAATCGAATTTCAAAAAAAGTATGGTTCTCTTGGCGGAATATTTCCGGCACTTAAAGAAAAGCCTAACGACA